ACTACAGCTTCTTCAACAGATTTATCAAAAAGTTATCTAGCAGGTCAATTCGATGAAGATGATGTTAGATATATTAGAATTACAAATTTAGATTCAACTAACCATATTACATTAACATTTAGAGATGAAGACAGCACAGAGTTTGCAATTAAAGTAGACGCTGGCCACTCGTTTATATATCCAGGTGATAATAGTGGTGGAGTTGTAGATACTATGCATGCAGGAGGTTCTGCACTAACAGTATCATTAAATGATTTAGTAGACATTACAGCTACTGCAGATACAGATTCATGTGATGTAGAAGTATTTGTAGGTAGTGCATAGGAGATAAATTATGGCATCAAGTTATACAGGTCTTGGTACAGAACTAATGACAACCGGCGAAAATGCCGGTACATGGGGGACAACTACCAATACCAATTTACAAATTGTAGAACAAATATCGGGTGGTTATGTTGAACAAGATATAGCGGGTTCAGCCGATACAACAACATTATCTGTTTCTGATGGATCAGCAGGCGCTGTTCTTGCGCATAGAATTATAAAATTTACTGGAACTATCACTGGAAATCAAATTGTAACAATTCCTTTAGATGTTCAACAAATGTATGTTTTAGTTAATGGTACATCTGGTGCTTATACAGTTCAATTTAAATATGCTTCTGGTTCAGGAAGTTCAGTTACTTTTGCAGCAACAGATAAAGGAACTAAACTTGTTTATGCAACAGCTGATCATGCAACTAATCCAAATTTAGTTGATTCAGGTATTGCATCTACTGGAGACCATGATTTAGATGGTAATGAATTTATTTTAGATGCTGATGCGGATACAAGTATTACAGCAGATACAGATGATCAAATAGATATTAAAATTGCAGGAGCTGATGATTTTCAATTTACAGCGAATACTTTTACTGCGCAATCAGGTAGCACAATTGCTGCACAAGCGTTAACTGCTACAACAGTTACAGCTAGTGGTATTGTAAAAACAGATGACACTACTGAAGCAACTTCTACAACAGATGGCTCATTACAAACTGATGGTGGTTTATCTGTAGCAAAAGATGCTGTTATAGGTGATGATCTTAAATTATTAAGTGATTCTGCTGTATTAAGTTTTGGTGCAGATTCAGATACAACTTTAACACATACTGATGGTACAGGATTAACTTTAAACTCAACAAATAAATTATTATTTGGTGATACAGGAACTTATATACATCAATCAGCAGACGGTGTTTTAGATTTAGTATCAGATACTGAAATAGAAATTAATGCAACAACAATTGATATTAATGGCGCTGTTGCAATGGATGGTGCTATTACTGGTGCTACTAATATTACTTTATCCGGTGAATTAGATGCAGCTACTTTAGATATTTCTGGTGATGCAGATATAGACGGTACATTAGAAACAGATGCTTTATCTATAAACGGCACAACAGTTACTTCTACAGCCGCAGAAATTAATCTAATAGATGGTGATACTGCACGAGGTACTACAGCAGTTGCAGATGGAGATGGATTACTTGTAAATGATGGTGGCACAATGAGAATGACTAATGTCACAACATTAAAAACATATTTTAATACTAGTGTTACTGCAGCAGCTATAGCAGCAGATGATATTTCAACAGGAGATGGTGCAGTTACAATTGCAACTTCTTCAGGAAATATTACAATTGATGCTCAAGCTGGCGATGCAGATATTATATTTAAAGGTACAGATAGTAGTTCAGATATTACAGCATTAACTTTAGACATGTCAGCTGCAGGTGCAGCAACATTTAATGATAAAGTTGTAGCAACTGAATTAGATATTTCTGGCAACATGGATATTGATGGTACATCTAATTTAGATGCTGTTGATATTGATGGTGCAGTTCAAATAGATGGTACATTAACTACTGGTGTTGATGACACTGGAGTAGATGTAAAATTTTTTGGTGCTACATCTGGAAGTTTCTTATTATGGGACGAGTCAGATGATGCATTAGAATTAACAGATTCTTCACCAATTAAAATTGGTGACGGTGGTGATATGCAAGTATACCACGATGGTTCAAATTCTTATATTACAAATAGTACAGGAGCTTTAAAAATTGCAACAGAAACTTCTGGTATTGCAATTACATTAGGACACTCAACTTCAGAAATTACAGTTGCAGACAATTTAACAGTAACTGGAGACTTAACTATTAACGGAACAACTACTACTGTCAATAGCACAACTATGACAGTTGATGACCCTACTATAACTTTAGGTGGAGATAGTGCACCTGGTTCAGATGATAATAAAGATAGAGGAGTTGAATTTAGATACCATGATGGTTCAGCCGCTAGAATAGGTTTTATGGGTTATGATGACAGTGCAGAAGGATTTGCATTCTTAACTGCTGCTAGTAACTCTTCAGAAGTATTTAGTGGAACAGCTGCTAAATTAATTGCAGGTGAATTAGATATATCTGGAAATATAGATGTAGATGGAACAGCAAATTTAGATATTGTAGATATTGATGGAGCTGTTGATATAGATGGTACGATTTCTGTTGGCAATACTTTAACAGTTGGTGTTGATGATACAGGTTATGATGTAAAATTTTTTGGTGACACAGCTAGTAGATACTGGTTATGGGATACTTCAGCTGATGGTGTAGTACAAAGAGGTACATTAACTGTTGGAGTTGATGATACTGGTCATGATGTAAAATTTTTTGGAGCAACTTCTGGAGCATACATGCTTTGGGACGAGTCTACAGACGATCTTGTATTAGCAGGAGCAGCAAAACTATACTTATATGATGCAGCTGGTGGAGAAAGTCTATCTTCTGATGGAACAGATTTAACTATTAATGCAGGAGCTGATCTTAATTTAACAGCAGTAACAGATATTAATGTCCCAGCCAATGTTGGAATGACTTTTGGTAATGATGGCGAAAAAATAGAAGGAGATGGTACAGATTTAACTATTCTTTCTAGTGGATCTACTAAATTTGCAGCAGGCGGAACAACAAATCAAATACAGTTAGATGACGGTGTTTTAAAACCGGTAACGGATAATGATGTAGATTTAGGTACCTCGTCGCTAGAATTTAAAGACGGATATTTTGATGGTACATTACACTGTGATGTATTGGATTTAAATGGAACTGAGCATACAACAATAGAGGACCCTACGGCTCTTGCAATTGCACTCGGATGATGTATAAAGATAATTTTTAGGAGGATATATGGCCAACACGTTTAAGGTAGTAACTTTTGCCGCAGAACCCGCTAGCGCCGGCACCGCGTACAAAATGTATACGGTTGCAGGATCAACCACAACGGTGGTGCTAGGTTTAATCTTAACTAATATTCATAGTTCAGCAGTTACTGTTGAAGTAGAGTTAGTTAGTGATACAGGTAGTAGAGGTGGAGCTAACAATGTAACTAATGGAACATCTTTTTTAGCGAAGGATGTAACAATCCCCGCAGGTTCGAGTTTGGAGCTCTTATCGGGCGGTAAGGTAGTTTTAGAAACTACTGACGAGATAAAAATTGATTGTTCTGTAGCTGATAAAGTTTCTGGAACATTGTCGATAATGGAGATAACATAGGATGAGTTATATCGGACGTAAACCTACTAATGCCGCAATAACAGCTTCTGATATAGCAGATGGAATAATTACCACAGCTAAAATTGCTGCTGATGCAGTAACAGATGCTAAAATTGCAGATGATGTAGTTGGAACAGAACATCTTACTGATGGAGAAGTAGTTACAGCTGCTGTTGCAGATGATGCTATTACACTAGCAAAAATGGCTTCTGGTACAGATGGCAATATAATTTCTTATGATGCTTCTGGAAATCCGGTTGCAATTGCTACTGGTAGCGATGGACAAGTTTTAACCTCAACTGGAGCTGGTTCACCACCAGCTTTTGAAGCTCTTTCCGCTGGAAAAATTTTACAAGTTGTTTCTGCTACAGATGAAACTATAAGAACAACGACATCAGCTGCAAGTGCAGGATGGCATACTGCTTCTAACACTTTAACAGTTAATATTACACCAGGAGCTTCAACAAGCAAAGTTATAGTTTTATGTGGTGTATCTTATAGAGTAAGAGATAGAGAATTTGCATTTACTATTTGGAGAGATGGAACTTCAGGAACTAATTTAGGAAATTCAGATAATGGATTAAATTATATAGAAAATACAGGAAATGATGGACACCATACAACATTTACTGTTATTGACAGTCCAAGTACAACGTCTCAAAAAACGTATGCTTTATATGTTAAAAATTTAACAGCGCTAACTGATGGAACTTGCAATATAAATTCTAGTAGAGACGGAGATAAAGCTACAAAAAGCTATATTATAGCTATGGAAGTAGGAGCGTAATTATGACACCAGATACAATAGTTAAAGCAATAAAAAAAATAAATTTAAATGCTCAGTTTACACTTTCTGGAACTGACTTAGATAGTATTGTTTGGCAGAGTGGAACATCGCCAATAGCTAAATCTGATATAGAAACTAAAATAAATGAAGTTGAAACTGAACATAATAATTTAGCTTATGCAAGAGCAAGAGCTGTTGCTTATCCATCACTTCAAGAATTTGCAGAAGCCTATTGTGAAAAAGAAATAGGTGGTAGTTCTACAAAATGGGATGCTTATAAAACAGCTTATAATAAAGTTAGAACAGATAATCCAAAGGAGTAAGAATTGTACATCGGAAAAGAACCAACGGTAGGAAATTTTCAAGTCTGCGACGCGATATCAGTAGTCAATGGACAAGCAGCTTACACATTACAAGTAAGTTCTGCAGATGTATCACCAGAAAGTGCAAATCATACGCTAGTTTCACTTAATGGTATCCTACAAAAACCCGGATCATCCTATACAATTGCAGGTGCAACACTTACTTTTGCATCAAACCTGGCAACAGGCGATGTAATAGACTTTGTACTTTTATTGGGTAACGTTTTAGACGTCGGGGTGCCTTCGGACTCGACTGTGACCTCTGCAAAATTAGCATCTACTTTTTTAACTGGTGGAACAGATATAGGTGGAGCTATAGCTGATGCTGATTTATTTTTAATTGATGATGGTGCTGGTGGAACTTTAAGAAAAACTGCTGCATCAAGAATAAAAACTTATATTGGTAGTGGATTAGCGGAAGCTGATATGTGGAGAGTAACTTCTGGTTTTTCTGGTGCTTCTACACCTATATCATCAAACTGGGAAAGAGCTGATACAGAAGATTTTGCAGTTTTAGGAACTGGTTTATCTCAAAGTTCAGGTGTTTTTACTTTTCCTTCGACTGGTTATTACTTTATTACTTTTCAAGCTGCTTATAGTATTAATGGTGATAAAAGAAATATTGGTACTATAATACAACACACTACAGACAATGGAAGTAACTGGACAGAATTAGCTTATTCTAGTGACCATATTACCCAATCTGAATCTGATGCAACTATGACAACTGGTGTTGTTACTGGTATAGCACACATATTAGATACTTCTAATGATAAAGTAAGATTTAGTGCAGGTGCTTCAAGTGTTAATACTTCTGCTGATACTAACGCACAACATACAGGTATTGTTTGTTTTAAACTTGCTGACACATAGGAGATAATTTATGAGACCAAAACATATAGAAGATTACTTAATTAATTTACATGAAGGTCAATGGTTTGGCTGGAATGATAGCAAAAATAAAGTGTATGATAATTTAATTATACATGATGGTTCTAAATCTAAACCAAGTGAAAGTGATTGCACAAATGGTTTAAAGGCATTACAAGATGCTTGGGATGCAGAACATGATTCCTATAAATCTAAAAGAAGAAATTCCTATAAATCAGTAGTAGATCAATTAGATCAATTATATCACGATATGACTGCTGGTAAATTAGATACAACTGGAGAATGGCATAAATCAATAAAATCAATTAAAGACGCAAATCCGAAGGAGTAATCAATGGCAATCAAAACCGCCAATAATAACTCTATGTCGGCAATCACGGCACTACCTTCGGGAGTAAGTGCAAATACTATAATTTTAATTAAAACTTTGACAGCTAGTTCTAGTAGTACTTTATCTTTTGTTAATGGGACTGATGATGTTGTGTTAGATAACACTTATTCTGCTTATTTATTTAAGTGTATAGATATACATCCTTCTAGTGATGGGCAAGAATTTATGTTTAATCTTTCTGTAGATTCTGGAAGTAATTACAATGTCGCAAAAACCTCTACTGCTTTTAATGCTCAACATGATGAAGGAGATTCAGATACAGGTTTAAGCTATCAAACAAGTCAAGATTTAGCACAAGTTACTACTTTTGAACATTTTAGTAATAACTGGGGAAATGATAATGATCAATCTGGGGTTGCCTATTTATGGTTATTTGATCCTAGTTCTACAACTTATGTAAAACATTATATGACAGAAAGTCATTGTTATGCTCATATCAATTACGCTTGGCATTGGTTTAATGGTGGCTATGGTAATACAACAAGTGCAGTTAATGCTGTGCAGTTTAAAATGTCATCTGGCGATATAGATGCAGGAACAATTAAATTATATGGAGTAGTTTAATGGGATTAGTCAAGTATAATAATAATAGTCTTACATCTGTTACAGATGTTTCAAATACTAATGGTTCTATGATTTTGATTAAAACAGTTACAGCGTCTTCCGATTCAGCTATTAACTTTGTTCATGGAACATCAGATGTAGTTTTGGACAATACTTATCCTATTTATAAATTTGTATGGATTAATATTCATCCAGGAACAGATGATGTAAATTTTCAAATAAATTTTAGAGATGGTGGAAGTAGTTATGATGCCACTAAAACATCAACTGTAATTGATGTAAGTCATACTGAAGATGATACTACTACAGCGTCTCTTACGTATAAAACTGCAGCTGATGTTGCACAAGGAACTGGTATTCAAGCTTTAGGTGCTTCAACAGGAGCAGACAACGATCAATCAACAAGTGGTTACCTTTGGCTTTTTAATCCTTCTTCAACTACCTATGTTAAACATTGGATGTCAAGATCATCACAAGCTAGACATAGTGATGGGGCACAAGATTTTTTTACTGCTGGTTATTGTAATGTAACTGCCGCAATAGATGGTGTTCAATTTACATATCAATCAGGCAACATAGATTCCGGCACAATCAAACTCTATGGAATTAAGGATAGTTAATGAGCATTGTTAAATTAAGTAATCGTGGCGTTCGGAATGTCTCAGAATTTGGTTCTCTGGCACCCGGATCTATGGTTTTTATTAAGAAAGTAACAGCATCATCTGATGGAGATATTTCGTTTGTTGATGGAACAAGTGATGTTGTTCTTGATAATACTTACAAGGAATACATCTTTACATATAATAATGTGCATCCATCTGTTGATGCGGCTAAATTTTTATTTCAAGGAAACGCTGCTGGCGGTAGTGGATATAACGAAACTATAACAAGCACATTTTTTTATGCTTACCACGCTGAAGCCGATGATGAAGCAGGAATATCTTATTATAATGGTGGAGATCAAGCACAAGGCACAGCATTTCAAAGATTAGGATCTGGTGGTCCTGGTACAGACAATGACCAAAGTGCTAGTGGATACTTACATTTATTTAACCCATCATCAACAACTTTTGTTAAACATTTTATTGCTTCAAATAGCACATATCAAAATAGTGATGATGTAAATCATAATTTTATAGCCGGATATTTTAATACAACTTCGGCTATTGATGAAATACAGTTTAAATTTGATAGCGGCAACATAGACGCTGGAGATATCTGTCTTTACGGGATCAAATAATAATGATATATAAATGAGAAAAGGAGGAAAACTATGCCAAGATATCATAACATAAACGGTAACAAGGTTCAGTTTACAGCTGAAGAAGAAACAGCTAGAGATGCTGAAGAAAAAGCATGGGCTGATGGCGCTGTAGGAAGAGCACAAGCTGATCTTAGATCTAGAAGAAATAGATTATTAACTGAAACTGATTTTTATGCTTTATCTGATGTAACTCTATCTGATGCTATGAAAAAATACCGTCAGGATCTTAGAGATATGCCTGCGGGCAAAGATACTGTTGAAAAATGTGATAACGCAACATGGCCAACTAAACCATAAGGCATAGGATAACTTTTCTATGTTACAGAAAATTAATATTCAACCTGGAATTAATAAACAAGTTACGGCAACGGGCGGCGAGGGCCAATGGGTTGATGGGGACTATGTTCGTTTTAGATATGGTTCGCCCGAAAAAGTAGGTGGTTGGGCTCAGTTAGGAGATATAACTTTAACTGGTAGAACAACTGCTATGCACCAATTTGTTAATTCAGATGGTATTAAATATTCAGCATTAGGTACAAACAGAATTTTATATGTATATTCAGGAGGTGCATTTTATGATATAACTCCTATCAAAGCTACAACAACATTAACAAATGCATTTACAACAACGCAAAGCGATGCAACAGTTACGATTACGTTTGCATCTGATCATAATATTTCTCAGTATGATATTATTAAGTTGGATAATTTTACCGCTATTACCAATTCTGATTTTAGTTCTAGTGATTTTGATGATAAAGTATTTATGGTTGCAACCGTCCCTACTTCAACAA